AATGCCAATATCAAAAGCAAAATTGATTATTTGGTTAAGAACGGCGTACTACAAAGTGGAAGAATTACTGACACAGAAAAGCAGTACATTGATAGCGTAGACGTTTATGTTGACCCTAACAAGTTTGCTAATGCAGATCCTAGTGAGGTTATACTCAAGGCAACGCCACCGCATATAAGCAACTACGATGCAAGTGTCACAATGCCGTTATCTGCCTGGCAAGAAGCATTAGGACGAGATGGAACAGGTCTCAGAGGGAATGTAGGATTTAATCTTACACCTGCAGGATGGTGGAGTGATGATTACCAAGGATATATCAATCCCAATAGCAAGTTAGACGATTTAATTAGCACGTACCAAAAATGATAATACTTGAAGGCGGGAACATATTTAAAGGTGCAGACAAGCAACCTTTAACACAACGTATCAAGCGTGAGGATATTCCTGCCACTGTGGCATGGCTTGAAAAAGTTTCCGGACTACCGTTTCCCACAACCACTTGGTTAGGTAGCACAGGTAAAAAAGCCACGTCAGGCGACTTGGATCTACAAGTAGATGCCAATACCACAGACAAAGACACACTGGTACAAATACTACTAGCCGCAGGTGTTGCTAAAACAGACATCAAAAAGTCCGGTGATAGTGTACACGTTAAAGCACCTATAGCAGGCGACCCTGCTAACGGATTTGCACAAGCAGATTTGATGTTTACAGATGACCCAGCCTGGCAATCCTTTGCTATGGCAGGCAGTGGCGAAGGCAGTGTACTACCAGGTATGGCAAGACACATTATACTAAGCAGTATTGTTGCTGAACTACAGCCTAATCTCAAGTGGAGTTACAAAAACGGATTGGTGTTTAGAGATACCAATCAACCTTATGAAAACGGCAAGAGTCCTGCAACACTAAGCAAAGTAACTGGCATTCCTGTAGCAAAGCTCAGCAGTGCAGATGACATAGTTGCCGCGATTAAAGGTGCAAGCAATTACGAACAACTGATTGGCAGAGCAAGAGAAACGCTTGAAAAGTCTGACATACAGTTGCCCGAGTCGGCACCACTGCCGGGCACAGGTGCCTGGTTCAACAGCATGGCAGAAAGTAGCAAGTTTGGTTTTGTAAAAAGTCTTACAGAGAATACAAAAGGGCGCACCCCACACCCAGAAGATGCTATATTCTCTGGCAGTGCCGCCGCAGGACAACAGATTGCTGGACTAGGTGCAGTAGTATCTAATCCTAACAAATTAACTATCAAATGGGACGGCTTTCCGGCACTGATATTTGGTCGTGATCCTGCAGATGGTAGACTTGCAGTAATGGACAAGTACATGTGGAACAAAGGCGTACTTGCTAAGAGTGTAGATGAGTGGAAGCAGTACGACAGCACCAAAGCATCTGGTGGATTGCGTGGGGACTTGTACAACAAACTAGCACAGATTTGGCCAGGACTAGATGCCGCCACAGAAGGCGCAGGTTTTTACTGGGGTGACTTGTTATATACAGGACAGTTACAGCCACAAGGCGGGTCATACAACTTTAAACCAAACACTGTTGAGTATCGTATACCAGTTAACAGTAACTTGGGCAAGTTGGTAGGCAATAGCACAGGAGGCATAGTTGTGCATCAGCACTTCAATGAACTCGGCGGTTCTAGCACACAATGGGACGGTAAAGGGCTAAAAAATGTACCTGGTGGTACAGCCATACTAACACCAAGTGCAGGACTACGTTTTGAATTAAAGCAACCTGTGCAGTTGGAAAAACGGGCCACAGCCGCACTACAGCAACACGGCAAGGCTGTTGATGATTTACTTGCGCAGATACCAGCCAGTACTGTCCAACAAATACAACGCTACTTTAATCAATTTGTTACAGGACAAACCAAACAACCACTGTACACATGGCTAGAAGGCAACACCAGTGCTAAACAGTATCAAAATCTAGTCGGTGATGATTATAGTGGGTTATTATTTGCCAAAGATGCACAAGGTAAAACAGTTGCTAGTCCAGGTTATGATGGGCTCAACACCATATTCAGTGCTATACTACAGTACAAACAAAATCTACACGATCAGTTGGATTCGCAAATTGAAGGATTTGGGCAATTTGTAAACGATCAACCTGCAGGCGAAGGTTTTGTATTCCCAACTCCGCAAGGACTAGTTAAAATAGTCGACCGTGCTGGCTTTAGTGCCGCAAATTTTGCCAAATAACTCTTAATTTTTTTAAATCTGTATAAATATTAGCATGCGATATTTCGCACTAATATTAGGAGAATTAAAATGGCAGGATTAACAAAAGTACATGGTGATAGTAATCCAGTAGTAAACGTTGGAAACGATATCACACAAAACTCAAACGCAGTCGTTATCAACACAGGTATTAACCCAGCGATCGAAGCATACAACATTCAGTTTGTAGCTGGTAACATCTCAAACGAACTCAAGCGTGGCACAAACGGAACAGCAGGTGCTGTTGAGACATTGTTGGCCGCAATTGCCGCAAATGCAACAGTTGTAGCATACCAAGCTGACCTAGGCGCAACAGCCGCTAACTCACAAGTTAGTGTTGTTCTTGAGCGTAGTTCATGGGAGAGTGCAGCCGCTATGCAGATCTCATTACGTGACACATTGGCAGCAAACATTGGTGCTAACGGTCCAATGACAACAACCACAATGGATGTTCGTGACGTTGGTATTAAACTAGCCGCTAGTTAATTAACTTAACTAACAGCAGTAAACAAAAAGCAGACTTCGGTCTGCTTTTTTTATCTTCGACTAAATACTTGTATATAAAATTTAGGAGAAATTAAAATGGCAGGATTAACAAAAACCAACAGTGATTTGCTGTTAAGATCAGACGGATCAGCAGATACATTTTACACAACAGCAAACTTGGGTTGCTACGAAATTAACCCAGCGTCAGCATTAACTGCTGACACAGGTGGCGACGGAAGTGCTATTGTTGAAGGCACAATTCGTAAAGTTGCTAGAGCAATTAACTCATTGATATTTGAAGTTAAGAGCGACGGCGATGTGATGATTGCAATTTGTGATAACAGTCAGCAAGACGCAGTCAGCAAGACGCCGCTAGTATCAAGTCAAAAGTTGACGACGCACTAGGCGTTAGTAACACAACTGTTACTAAGTTAACAACACTACTTGGTTTAGCATAATAACTTTAAACCAAACAAGAAAGGTGCTCCGGCACCTTTTTTTGTGGCTAAATAGTCTTGGAGACAACTTATGGCAGGAATAACAAGAAGTTCAGGATATGAATTTGCAGGATCAACAGATACACTGTATCGTTTTGGTGGTAGTGTACGTTTCTTTAAGATCGACACAGGCGTTGATCTACGGTTCGAAGACGATGGGTCTGACGAAGCATACGAAGCAATCTTACAGACTATACCTGGTTTATTAGCAGTTAGTTCAGTTGGCGCAACTGGAACTGTGCATGTATGCGTCGAAGCACACAGTTGCTTGGATGCCGCCCCTTTGCAACAACAAATACAGACTATAGGAACATCAAAAGGTGCTGTAAATCTTGGATCAACCACAGTCGTAGAAGGAACAAGTTTCGTTGTAGCATAATGTTGTTATAAATATTTTTATGATATTTTACACAGCATTTACGTTAGTAGATATAACCCAGACTGGTATTACTAGGAATCGCAAAGGCGAAGAGAAACAGCGCCATCAGCAACGAAATTGGGAAACAGTACTGCAAGTGATAGGCCTAAGGGCTCAACCACAGATGATTGAAGGTCCATATGATAGCGAATATGAACTCACAGACGGTGGAATTTTTGGAGAAATGTTCCGGGGCAAACACATGGTCTGGCATTTCAGTTTTGGCGTTGACATCGCAGACACATGGAAAGACACCAACGAAAATCCAACAGGTTTATTGGACAAAGACTTTGCAGAAGTGCCAATCATACAAGGACTTAACGAAACAGCAAAGTTCATGTTGCCCATATTCTATCCTCATGGCGCAATCAAAAACATACACTTTATTAACCAACGTGTAACTATATAAATAATACATTAACGGCACTTTACAGGCACACTTTATGGCATTTATTATGGACAAATTCACAGAACCCTCTTTTGAATTAGAGAAATGGAAATACAAATGGCAGAGAGTGAAAGAAAAGATCTTGAGGCGCACGTTGATTTATGCGCTGAAAGGTACAAAACGTTGCACAAAAAACTAGACAAACTCGACGACCGACTTACTGGTGTAGAAGAGCATATCATATACATACGGGCGAAGTTGTCTGAATTTAAAACCATGGGCGAAGTGGCCAGCAATGAATCCAACAAAACATTGATTGGTGTAATGACTGCTGTTGGCGCCGCATTGCTCGCAGGTTTAATTGCTACCATTGTTCAACTAACCATAAATTAATATGAAGATCATAGAATTAGTAAATAAAGTAAGCCTGCCTATTACAAACGAAGAGTCGGATGTATTAGGCCAATTCCAGGAAAAACCTGTAATTAGAAAAGCTGAACTAAACGAAAGACAACAAGAATTAGCAAACTCACTTGTTAATAAAGACATATTACTAAGACAAACAAATGAAGAAGGCAAGATCATCTACAAAAAACGAAAAGGCATTAGCTGATATAGTACTCAACTTGGGAGTTGCGTACATCAAACGATTTACAACCAAAGAACTTAATAAATTTAAAAACAAACCTGTAGTTATTCCAATTGGTAATTACAGGTTTTTTGTTGGGCCGTATGAAGTTAACGGCATACACAAACACTGCTGGGAAGTATCTATAGACAAGGAAGTAGTACACTGTTTCTTGTCAAGATTAAATGCTATACTATATTGCTTAACCTGTGTTAAAGATCGTTATTGGCAAAGTCGTGACATACTTGAATGGGATAATAAGCTAGGCCATTTGAACTTAGATTTAGAATATTACACAAGAAGCATAAAATCAGCACAGGATGCCAATGATCGCGAAAGAAAAGAAATAATGTTAAATAGATATATTGATGCTAAACAGCGACAAAAGCAAGCAGTAGACAAATTGAATAAAACAATAAAGTCGGCTAAATACATTAACTTTGGGAATATGAACAATGAGACTAACTGAAATGAACACCAAGCCGTCGGCGACTAAGATTAATAAAGTTATGGAAAGTCGTTTTGGCAACAAAATTGACTATAGCAAATTAGACTTTGGTAAAGCATACGGCCTTGCTAACGCTCTAACAGAAAGCCTTGACAAGATTAAAAACAGTCACGGTATACACAAAGCAGAAAAGAATCCAAAATACATGCACCTTTTAATGGTACGTGAGGGCATTCACAAGTGGATGGTTGAGAACAAAGAACAACTAATCCAAGAAAGTGAAATGGGTCGTAGCCAGGCTATACTAGCCGCTAAAGATACCAGGCTATACTAGCCGCTAAAGATATGGTTGACAGCGTACAGGACATGCTTGAGGATGTTAGCGAAATGGCTAACGAGCAGATGCCAGCACTACTTGACACAATCCGTGATCAAATTGGCATGACAGAAGCAGAAAACTTCAAGGCAAGTGTTGGTGGTATACTAGAAACACTTCAAGCCGCAATCAGTTCATCACGTGAGCAGATGGATATGGCAGCTCGTGCATTAGCAGGTGAGCAAACAGATCAACCAATGGACATGGCAGTAGGCAGCCCAGAAGCAGATATGGCTCCTCCAGTAGAAGCAGGTGCCGTTGATGTTGAAGTTGGCGACGAGTTCGATGCTACTGAACCAGCCGCCGGTGACGATGTAGTTGGTCGCGAAAAGCGAGACTAGTAAATGAAAGTCAATGATATTGTTGAGAATGTCATCGACGACATGCTTGAAGATGATG